GCGGCACTTGACCCTCCGGCAGGAAAAACGATGGGGGTTTCGGTTCTGAGGGGACTTCCTGCACTCAGCTGTATTCTCATGAAGATATACAGATGCATAGGACAAAACTATGAAAGAGCAGGAAATGTCAGATATGCGGTTACATACAAACCTTCGGGGGACATTTCAGAAAAAGCATTTACTAAGGAAAGGGCTATGCAGATAGCAAAGGAATGGTCGGACGGAATGAATGCCGCAAAAAACGGAGAGATAAGGGATTTTGTCGCTGTCGGGGACGTGGACATAAAGGTCATCGGGGCAGACAACCAGCTTTTCGATACTGAAGTTCCGGTAAGACAGATTCTCGAACAGCTTATTGCAAAACTTTCCGTTCCGCCGTTCTTGCTGGGGCTGAGCTGGTCAACAACCGAAAGAATGTCGGCTCAGCAGGCGGATATTCTGACATCTGAACTCGAGTATTACAGAAGACTTCTTACGCCGGTAATACGGAAAATTGCAGTTACCTTTCTGACGCTTCAGGGGGCAGACTGTGATGTTGACATCATATGGGACAACATCAATTTACAGGACGAAACAGAGCTTGCAGATGCAAGACTCAAAAATGCACAGGCGGCCCAGATTGAACAGTCGCTTGCAGAAAATTAAAATTACGGAGGAAAAATTATGTATAATGAAATTAAACTTGAAAAAGGACTTTACAATCTCGCAGGAAAAAGCTTTACACAGGCACTCGCTGCCGCTGACCCGGACGAAAACTATGCAGGAACACCTCTTGCAAATCTTGATGCTTTTGAAAGACAGCTCAAGAGATTCGATATCAAAATAAGCGGTGCGGAATGTGACAGGGTGGAAAAATTCTTTGTCACAACTGAAAGTGCAGTTCTCTTTCCTGAATTTGTAAGACGTGCAGTGCTTCAGGGTATGGAGGAATCCATTCTTACACAGATTGTTGCAGTCAAGACTCTTTCAGACTGCAACCAGTACAGAGGATATACAGTATCTGACGGCACACCGTATACAACCAAAACATCGGAAGGCGGAAATCTTCCTGAAACAAACATCAAGGAATCCACAAATTCCATAAGCCTGCTTAAATATGGCAGACTTATTACAGCGTCATATGAAGTTGTAAGACTTCAGCGACTTGATTCCTTTGCACTTACATTGCGTTCAATCGGCAAAAAGCTTGGAAACGCAATTACAACCTCTGCGGTTTCAACCATGACAACAGCGGCAACAAGCTTTGATATTGCGGGCTCGGCACTTGCTTATTCAGACCTTCTGACTCTTTACGGAAAGTTTTCAACATTCGGCATGAACACACTTCTTGCATCTCCTAAAAATGTGGGAACTATTCTTACAATGTCACAGGTTCAGGACTGCATTTCAACTGACGACAAGGGGAACATCGTTCTGCCTTTCGGTACAACTCTTATCAAGTGTTCACAGATAAATGATGATACAATCCTCGGTTTTGACAAGGATTATGCTCTTGAACTTATCACAAGCTCTGACCTTGTAATGGAAACGGACAAGCTTATTGACCGTCAGCTTGATACATTCAGTGTATCCATGAATCTCGGATTCAAGAATATTATCGGTGATTCAATCAAGCTTCTGAATCTTGACAAGTCATAATCCGGTGGCGGAGGCAAGCCCTCATTGCAGGGCTTATCCTCTGCAATAAAGCTATGAAACGATAAGGAGGATATTATGGAAGATACAAACACACAGATGCTTGAAAAGCTGAACAGATTCACAAGAAGGGAACTGAGTGCGGACGAGGTTTACATTTTTGATGTTGTACTTTGTGACAATGAGGTTGACAGGGACGGCGAATGCTTTTCTCTTAATGCCCTGAACAAGCTGAAGGAACTTTTTGTCGGAAAGACGGGGATATTTGACCACAACGCTAAAAGCTCCGGACAGACAGCAAGAATATTTGACACACAGCTTGTCAGCGACAGCAAGAGCAAGACATCAAGGGGTGAGGACTACACCTGTCTGAAGGCAAGTGCGTATATGGTCAGAACGGACGCAAACGCTGACCTTATCAGGGAAATAGACGGCGGAATCAAAAAGGAAGTCAGCATTTCATGCTCCGCAAAGACGAGCAGATGTTCGGTCTGCGGACAGAACAGACAGCAGAAAAGCTGTCCGCATTTAAAAGGAAAGGAATACTGCGGAAAAAAAGCGTGTGTTATTCTTGATGACATTACAGATGCTTATGAATGGAGCTTTGTGGCTGTTCCCGCACAGGTCAATGCCGGAGTGACAAAAAAGTCTTATACCGAAGCGGAAACGGGAAAGTTTTCAACAGAAGACGCAGAAACTGTTGAAAAACTTTGCGAGAATCTCAGAAAGGACGTTTCAAGGCTTTGCTTTCTTGCCGGTGAAAACTGCGGTCTGCTGAAATCCGCTGCGGACAGAATGACTGCTCTGGAGCTTCTTGATTTCAAAGCGGAGCTGGAGAAAAACTGCCGCAAAATTCCGAAACCGAATCTTCTGGAGAAAACGGATAAGGCGGAAGATTTGAGCAATTTCCGTATGTAAGGAGGATAACATGACAGTTTCATCAATTAAATCTCTGTTTACTCTTTTTTCAGGTGAGAACGATACAGAGCGATATGGGGCGATTATTGATTCAGCAATTTCACAGGTTGAAAATATGCTGAGGGAAGGTGCTGATAAAAACGATTCAAGACTTGATTATCTTAGTGCGTCAATAGCATCTTTCCGTTATACGCAGATAACCTGCGTCAGAAACAAGGTTGCCTATACATATGCGGGAACAGCCTCGAAAGAGGGGAATTCCCGTCTTGAATATGATTTTTCAAGGGAACTTATGCTTGAATATTTAAAGTGCAGCAGTGACCTTCTCAGAGATGAAAACTTTGCCTTTGAGGGAGTCAGATGCTCATATGAAAGCGAGTGAGTCAGAGTATGAATCTTACAAATCTTATAAATATGCTTTACGGCACAATCAGACAGGGAAGAACCGACATTTTCCGGGAATACGAACAGACTCCTCTGCATGAGCATACGGAAATTTATGCAACAGTAGGAACTGAAAAGATAACGTTTGAAAATCAGTTTATGAAAGAAAATGTGAAACGGTATGAAACAAGGGTTACGCTCAGGGTAAGGGTTCTGGGTTATCCGCATGAAGATCCGCTTTCGCTTTATTATTTCATGGACCAGTATGTTCTTTCGCCGCTTTCGGATTCGGGGTATTATGTCATATCAGCCGAACTCGGAACGCCCTGTCAGGATAATGGTCTGAGAAGGCTTGTTCTGGAGGGCAGAATAACGGTATGTGCAGATTCGGAAGTGGAGGAGTAAATGGAACACAGACTTATAACTGACAGCAGATGTTCCGCTGTTTTCGGGAATGTAACTGTTTACATAGACAGTTTTGAAGTTACCGGAGAAAAGAAGTTTACCTATCAGCCGACAGTTTCAACCGGAATATATTTCAGCGAACTCGGCAGATATCCGGTGCTTGTAAAAATAAAGGGCAGGATTCCCAGATCTGCGGAGAGTTTTCCGGCGGTGGACTTTGACAGCGGAATGAGGGGAAATATCCGCTATACATTTACCATAGGAACGGTGAAGTTCAGAAATTCCAGACTGAAAAAATACAGCATATCCGAGCAGACAAATTCACAGTTTGATGTATGCGAACTGGAGCTTTACTGTGAAAGTCAGCTGACGCAGGGGGAGGCAACATGAATATTTATGCAGAGCTTATTGATATGGCAGACAAGAAGTATGATTTTACAAACTGCATAAGCTTTTACTTTGTCAAAGAGGTTTACACTCCGTATACACTTTTTGAGGGGACTTTCGTTATGCCGTCAACAGTACCCCATGACATAAACCGTGTGGCATTTTACATTGATAACAAAAATATCCACTTCGGAATAGTGGACAGCATTGATTTCTATAAGGAAAAGGGAAATGCATACATACGCATAAAGTCGAAAAGTTTTACTTCTCTTTTGTGCCAGAACCAGCCTGTTCCGGGAATGAATCCGAACGTCACTCTCTCAGATGTCATGTCGGGATTCAGCATACCGTATGTCACATATGAAAGTACAGGAACAGTAAAGTACATCTATGTCAAGGAGGGTTCGACATTATGGGACGCCGCCGCAAATTTCAACTTCAAGCTGAATGGCGGCTACCCATACATAGAGGGGACGAACACACTTCGTGTAACATTGAAAACTCCGGATGAAATAAACATAGCAGATGAACTTGTTACAAGAACTGGTACGCTTTATGACTACACCAAACTGATAAGCCATCTTCACATGAAAGATGCTGAGGGAACGTATGACGTGTTCAGCCGGAGTAATGAATATGTCATAAACCACAAAATTGTAAGGCACAAGCAGATACCGCTTGATATGCAGTATCTGAACGACCCTGATGCCGGACTTCTTTTCAAGCTGAATTACAGTATGAGGGGCTGCAATTGCAGATACGTTGAATATATCGGTTACAGCGGTGAAGACCTTAACGACAATCTGACCAGTACCGTAGGAGGCATATCAGCTGAAAGAATCCGCAAACTCGTCATCAGCGGAAGAAATTCGATAATCAGAACAACACTCGGTGTCTACACTGACGCTTTCTGAAGAAAGCTTAGCAAAGACTTTTAATTCGCTGTTCACCTGATTGATACATTTACATAAGGCTCGACAAGTAGTTAAACTGGTGAAGATAATACATTGCTTTTTGAAGAAAGCTTAGCAAAGACTTTTAATTCGCTGTTCACCTGATTGATACATTTATATAAGGCTCGACAGGTAGTTAAACTGGTTAAGATAATACATTGCTTTTTGAAGAAAGCTTTTTAGAAGTGCCTCGTCTAAAAGTTTCGGTCAAGCCTTTTTAAAGGCTTGCAGGGTGCATGGGACGGAG